AATGCAGGTTGGCTGTGGCATAGATAGGGAAAGTTATTCCCAAGCCTATGCTCGTAACTATAAGAAGCCTGCCATCGCCTGTGGCGTGGTCATAGGAGGCCACACTGCCATCAACGTGATGATGGACTAGTTACTTAACGCTACTCTCGAAGTAATTTCTTTCTGACTCCCTTACGGCGTTCTCTCTAATGTAATCTATTATAGCCTGTCTTGTTAGCGGCGTATTATTTGTATACCTTCCATAAACATCGCTATAGTTAACACTCTTACCCTCCTTGTTGAACTCTTTGTTCCACTCATCAGGATACATCTCAAACATTATAATTTCCTCCATGAGGCTATACTTCGAGTTTCTTCCCGAATTGTAGGTCATTACATCGTTTATCGCATCGGGTCCACTTACAAAGTAGCTATCCTTGATTACATTCTTAGATAGAGTTGGTTGAGGTGCTTCGAAATCTTCAACAACCTCTTCTTGCTTTGGCGGTCTTATTTCTGATTCAAAGAACCTGTCTCTTATTTCATCTAATTCACTTTGTACAATGGTGTTCATTACAGGCCCAGAGACAAGCAGGTTGGCAACGGTTAATCCTGCTTGAGTTTTAATGTCTTTTTCTAGTTGAACCACCTCTGATTGAAGCTCAGATATCTCCTCTTCAGACATATTTTTCGTTTGCTCAGGGTCTGAAAGTTTATTTTCTATTCGCTGTCTTTTAGCCCTCAGCATCATAACATCCTCACCTCTAGACAATAGAGGGTCTCCAATTGGAAGTAAGAGGTCGATAACTTCTTGAGCCACGTTGATTTCCTTGCCTTCAGACATATCGTCTGTTAGTTTTGAGAGCTTAGAGTATAGCACCGAGTCTTTGTATCCACGATACACTTCATTTTCATCTAATACACCGAGCTTTCTTGATATATACTCCTCTCCTAGAAGCATATTTATACCCATATTCATGGCTTGAGAAGACAATCCACCACCGCCTCCAGTTATAAACTGGAATAAGTACTGTCCCAATCCTTTCATTCCGTACTCAATGAATGCATCATCTTGGTTTTCTTCCCAAGCCTCTGCTTTGTCTCTATCAACATAGTAACCTGCTGTTCCAGGTCGAACATCGGCTAGCTCCCTAATGTCTTCAGGTACGTCTCCGTACTCATCAAAAATATAGAACTCACCATTACCGCTAAGCCTTCCCTTCTTGATGCTTTCTTCTTCATCATCTCCACCCAAGAACCCTGGCAACTGTCGAGCTAGTTCACCCATGACAGCCGTGTAAGCAAAATATCTTACCCCACTACCTATTATTGCTCCTGTAGCTTCAGTCTTGCTCATCTCGCCTTCTTTTAACAACGCCTGAATACCCTGAATCGCTGTCTCATGCTCATATCGAGCGAAGTTTCTCATGAAGCTATTAGCCTTTCTTAGGGTACTGGGTTCTCCTTTCTTGAAGTCCCCCTTGAACGCCTCAATACCTGAAAAAGCAGTTTTAGTTGCAGACTGAGCAATAGACCTTCTATCGGCAAATTGAGTGGCCCTCTTGAGTGCGTCTGCATTCTGTCTCATATACTTCTCATCGTTCGATATGATTTTTTCATAGTCAGGCTTTTTGCCCGTTATACTCTCAAATTTAGAATCGAATGAGCCAGTCCAAACAGGAAGCCCTACTGCCATATCAGGAGTTGACATCACCATATCGGCGGCCATTGTTGGCAATCCAGTGACTGCGTCAATTATTTCTCCTGTGGTGCTCTTTATACCTAGGGAGCCTGGCCCTGATGGTGCACCTCCTGTTGCTATCGCTATATCACTTGGGCCAGTAAGTCTCTGAACTTGAGTAGACCCCAAGTTGCTAAGTATGTTTGCCATCTTACCATCCTTCAATAGCTTGTTTTTTCTTATAACACCAACTCCTCTAGAGGAAGTCTTTGGAGTTTTAAGACCCGCCATGCCAAGGTTGGATAAAAATTCCGATATTGGTCTTTTGAAGTTCGCAAGTCTTTGTGAAACGTTAGCTGAGAAAGCGAACCCTAATGCTTTGCCAGCAAAACTATTTGAGCCTTTCTGAGCTCTTAGGACTCTGTTTTGTGTTTGCTCAATTGTCTCTTTAAGGCCCATCAGTTTTTTGTACTGCTCGTCTTTTTCATATAGAGACCTGTCATCTTCATACTTATCTCTAATTGCTTGAAGAGATGTCTCCATCGTTCTGTTAACCTCAGAAATAGATGGAGTCATGTGGTAGTCTACAAGTGTGTTAGCCGCTGCATCGTATGCGGTTAATACAGAATCAAAGTTTATAGACTTCAATCCACTTGTTCTTTGATATTGAGTGCCACCTCTTGTTCCAATTGTTTGCGCATCGAACTTCCTAACGAAGTCATCTGCACTCTCTTCTTGACCTCCCTCGACCTTGTGTCTTGTGTAGTCAACATATGACTCGGCACTGCCTCCTCTATACAAGCTTGCAGCAGATAGAGAATATGGAGAAAGCTCACTATTTACTTCAGATATAATATCAAAAGCTTTGATTTCGTTTTCAGAAATAGCCCCATCTTTTTTCATGGCGTCTAATCCCTCCTCAAAGCTTACACCCTCAAAGTACTTTAGCTTGTCTTTTACTCTTTTTAGAATCTCAGCTTCTTTAGGGTCAACCTTAGGGTCGTTTATTCTTTCGTCTATCCACTCTGCGGCTTCAAAAACTTTGCTATCCCTCATGCCTGGATTCATCTCCCACTCCCTTTGCAGCTCTAGGGCTTTTACTAAGAACCTAGATTCTCGCACCCTGTCTGCACTTCTAGTTCTAACACCCTTACCCTTTAATCCCTTAAAGTCTCCAAGAAGGTTACTTGCTTCTTGAAGTTTTGATTGGAACTTGTTTAGGTCAGCTTCGTAATTCTCAAAGCTAGAGTCTAGCTTACCCCATGTTGCATTATATACTGAGCTGTCATTGAAATTTCCTAGAAGCCTATCAGTAGCTATTTTAGGATTCAGCCTTAACATTTGATTGTATTGGCTTTTTTTGCCTGAGCTAAACTTCCTAACGCCAAGTCCTCTAATTCTTGAGCCAAGATTTAATATTACGTCAGAAACACTAGTCTTGCCGCTCGTTTTGTTTAGTATATCCCTAGATGCCCTGTTGGCTTTTATGTCTCTTGCCAATCTATAGGCGTTGTGAGTTATAAACCCATTTTGAGCGTTAGTTAAAACATCTACAAGAAGCGCCTGCTTTTTTAACGGAAGGGCATCAAAGTCCTCTTTTGACATTGTCTGTAGGTCTACAAATACATCTCTTGAGTCCTTGTTTGGTATGCGGTCAATTACATCCTGATTGATATTGTCTGGAATCCTAGCCACTCCTGTAGATGGAACATCCATTTCGTAGAAGCCAAGTAGAGGAGCTGCTTTATCAAAATACATCGCACTCATTTCAGCCTTTTCCTCAGGGCTCATTTCGCTTTCTTCCTTTTTAGACTCGGACAACTCCTCCTCTACCTCTGAAATATTGCTCAATATAGATTCAACCTGTCTTATCATAGACTCCCTATCACCAAGATTAATTTCTCCTTTTCTCTGAGCTAACCTTTCTGCTATTTTTATCTGTCTATCTAAGAATGTATGAGTTATATCATCTCTTGATACGCTTATCTCCGTTCCATCCTTAAGCTTTAAAGCAACTCCGTCGGCATCTGACACGATGACCTCTGCATCAGCCCCATCGTAGAAAATCGTCTCCCCTGATATTAGTGGAGCCTCTTCCATTGATAAATCTGAAGTTGGTATATTGAATACCTGATTAAGCAATGAAGATACTAAGGGGTCTGCTCCGAGCTTATTGTTTTTAGATATGTTCTTTCTAGCCTTACTTATAGTTTCACGAGCAGCCTTAATCTTCTGATTGAACTTCTTATCAGATATCATCTTATCAATCTTAGCCTCAGCCTTTGCCGCCTGAGCCTCGTTTGTGAAATCTGTAGTGGTTAATATTCTAAGTAAAGACCTTGTTTGAGCGTTAGAAAGCATTCGAGGTAATGAGAGGGTAGCGTCCTTAAGTAGCTCTATTGCAGCCACTCCCGCCTCTCTGGTGGCCTTTCTGCCAGCTCTACCTGCTCTTTGCTCTGCCCTGTATTGGTCTTTTAAAGCCTTGAATTGGTCAACTAAAACCTTTCCTTTATTCTGGTTGATAATCTTGGCCGACTCCATCTCCACTCTAGCCCTAGCATCTGCATTGGTCATGTCAGTCCTGGCGATAAGGTCGTATATTCTTTTTACTTGAACGGGCGTTAGGTAAATGCCGTCCTCTTTAAACTGCTCATTGATTTTGGCAATCATATCTCGCTCAGCCTTCTGCTGTTCACCTACAGCCAACTTACCCGCCTTCTCCTGAATCTCTAGCTCTCGCTTCATCTGTTGATACGAGTCAATAACTATCTGCGTACCACTCATTTTTTCTGGTCGACCCTGGGCCTCAGTCAAGCTGACACCCATTTCGTTTTTGACCATATCTATGATTTGGCCTTTAGTTTCTGAGTTTCCCTTCCGATACGCTCTTGTGCCTCTAGCATACGCCAATGCATTCACATACTGCTGCTCCTCCAAAGTGCCGCCCGTCTCAATGGCTTTCTTTTCGTCCCACCTACCTTTTGTTTTCTCGATAACCTCTCTAATCTCTGATTGAATTCTTGAGATAGGAGCTCTCTTGTCTGATTGGCGAACAATATTTTTTTCAGGCTCTCTGCCCTCTATGCCAGCCTCTAATTCTTCGACCCTAGCATCAACAATGGCTTTCATTTCTATCTGAGCCTGCATGTCTGCTTGCGTATCAACGTTGGATTGAACGCCATACTGGTCAATACGAATAGGTGAGCCCATCTGCTCAAGCGAATCATTGATAGTGCTGACTAGGTCTGCATCAACCTTGTCGTTTTTATTGACGTATTGCTTGTAAAGGTCTATGGCTACCTTAGGCTCAGATAGAGTGATAGCCTCTTTATATTCTTCATAGGTGACATCTTCACCAGCCTTCACCCGCTCTACAATGTTGTCTATATCCTCGTTTTTGGCGGTCATCGCCTGGGATATGACTTCATCTGATTGTGCAGATTGAACCATAGACTTTAGCTCTGACAGGTCTCTGTCGCCAAGATATTCTTCTACGGATTTTCCTTCAAACTCTGCGCTTCGCTCTATCGCTTGGATGAGCGCCTGATGAAACTCTGCCCCACCTTGTCCTTGCTCAACGGCAGCTCTCTCAGCCTCTGATATAAGTTCTTGCCTTCTTTCTTTGCCGACGTACCTTGATTCGACTGCTCTGTTTGTTGATTCTTCATATTCTATATTTTTTTCGTCTAACTTTGCTTCCAAGTTAATAAACTTTTGCTCGAATTCAGCATCTTGACCCATAGAAAAATCCAAAACAGTTATTTCTCCTGTAGATTGGTTATATGTAAAGTCAAATATATCACTATCTCTTAGTGCATCTAAGACGTCTTGAGCGGAATCGGGAGACGTTTTAATTGATAGCTCATTAAAAACACTCTCTCCGTCTGGGTCTGCATCTGTATATTGACCAGCAATAGTGGCTTCTTGAACCTCAGGAGAATTCGCACCTAAAACGGCAGCAAGCTTTTCGACATCATCAAGCGTTTGATTACCATCAACCTGAACAAGGAAAGAAACCTCTTGAATCTTGTCACCGTTCTCATGTACAAAGCCGCCTATACCTTCCTCTAAGGATACGATATCCATACCCATTGAGGCCGCATTGTTCTTAATGGTTTCAATCGCTTGCTTGTACTCATCGGTCTGTCTTAGAGCATCTGCGTCTTCAACGGTGTTTATTGTTGTGCTGAAAAAAGGAGCTACGTTTATCTTAATAGGCCCTCTTTCAATTTGTGGAGCCTCCTCTTCTGTTGTGGCCTCACTAGGGGCAAGCGTAACAAATTCGGTGAATTCATCTTCATCAAAGATATAATCTTGGCTTACACGCTGAGAAGAACCCATATCTGAGTAAGCCTTGTTGATTATTGTTGCGTAAGAATTTGCATCAGCAAGCGCCAATCCGATACCCTTGATTCTAATAACTTCATTGTATACTTGCTCAGCAGATTGAGGGTCACCTTCAGAGGCAAGAGTTTTTATCAATAAATCTACTTCGTCGTAATCGAGAGCCATTTCCCCGTCATTCAAGTATTTCATTTTAACCTCAAAACCTGCCTTAGCCCTTTCAGATTTCTCAAGGCTCTCACGACGAAAAGCATTAAAGTTTTCTTTAGAAACAATGTATTGCTTCTTGCCTAATCTAAGTGGCCCGCTTCTTTTAACGGTATAATCGAGACCCTCTGGTGGGACTTCATTAAACACGTAAGACCCATCTTGCTGCCTATTCGCATTGTCTAGAGCCCTTCTAATGTTATACTCCGACTCACTAATGTCTAAATCTTTCTGAGCACCTAAGTCGTCGTCAAGCTGTGCGGCCATAGCCATGCTTCGTTCTCCTTCCATAGTTACCACCTGCCCCACTGGCTTGCCAGTAGCAACATCACCAGCCATTGCCTTAATAAGAGATATAGCATCCTCGTCTGTGTTGACCTCGTTTATCAATCCAAACTTAGATGCCAACTTATTAAAGAAGTTTGCTGACTTGTTCGTTACTGACTCAGTATTAGTGTTAGCTGAAACAATACCAAAGAACTGAGATACCGCCTCCTTGCTTATATCGCCAGACTCATACTGAGACACAAACGATTCTAATTGAGCCTTAGTATCTGCATCGACATCGCTCATAATGTCGTTAGCAAGCTCAACCATGTCTACCTTGACCGCTTGGTCATTATTCATAGAGTTAAATACTACCGCCTCGAATACCTCGTGGCCTACAGTAGTCTTGTCTGCCCTAGCGGCATTAATATGGATTACATTGAACTCTGGGTCAAAGGCTCCTTTCGCCTTTATGCCCGTAGCAGCAATAAATGAACCCTCATTAGGGTGAATCTTAAATTTAACCTCAGGAAAGCTTTTCGAAAGCGATGTTGCCGCTGCCTCCACCTGAGCATCAAATCCAAGTAACTGATTTTCATCAGCCTTTGTCTTTATATCTAAGTCAGTGACTTGGTCGATATACCTCAGAGGGTCACCTATTTCTATGGTAGCCTTTCCGAATATTGTAGCCTTCGCTTTTTGGTCAGCCAAAACATTAGCCGACGCATTGTCTTTGCCTGAGATGTATACCAAGTCTCCGTTGTTATACCCGCTCTCTAGGTAGTCAAACATCTGCTCTTTACTTACAACCTCTCCATTGATAACATAGTCATTGTCCTTGATGGTTTCTTGATGTTTCTTATTCACACTCATCAATCCCTCTATTTGCCCATTGACATCTTCTAAATCTTTTTCATATCCCTCAGGCTTGTTTTCCTCAAGGAACAATCTCTTGTTGTCTAGAATTAAAAATGAGCCTAAGGCCTCAGGGTTCATGTCAATGCCATTTAGCTTTGCCATAGACCGATACACCTGCCTGTTGGCATTAACTAGTTTAACGGCTTGGTCTAGGTTAACAATGCCATTCTTAGTGTAAAGCTTAACCAATGAGCTGAATTCATATGGATTGTTTGCCATCATCATAGCAAGCGCACGATTATCGGCTAGGTCAACATTGTTACTACCATTGGTTGCCTTAGACATCAATCCTCCAGACAACAAAATAGTGGCGTTCTCTATGTTGCCCTCTACAGTCTGAAAAGAAGATACACTTTGGCCTATATTACTACTGTACTCAAGACCTGAAAAAGCCCTTCCCATATCAAGGAAAAGGGGCTCTAATAGTCTCTCCTCAACTAATTCAGAGGTAGCAGCCCCAACGGGTCCAACTCCGAACGCTTTACCTATACTCAGTCTTTCAATAGATGGCATGAACCTGTTTGCAACACCTATGGATGTAGCATATATTGCTTTACTAAGCATTTGTTGTGCAAAAGACTCATCCCTGTTCAAGTCGTTCAGTGACATTACGAACGAAGGGATAGCTAGTTGCGTTATTTGGGAAGCGGCAGGAGACAAGAATTTGGCTGCCCTTGGTAAAATATAACCTACGCTCTTTGACGCCCCCATAAAGAAGAATAAGCTTGCCGTGGTGTTTTGTATAGTGTTTGTAATCGTACCTTCATACCCTGTCGTCCCCTCAGTAGGGTCTACCATTGTATGCGACAACATAACATTACCTGAGGCGTCGCTGAATGCCAATGGGTTACCATTTAGTGACACATAGTCGCCTTGCTTTGTATACTTAATGTTTGCAGGGGCCATATCCCTTACATTAAAGAAGCTGTTGTTTACGCCTATTGCGTTCCTATAATTAAACAAGGTGGCTTTGTCGTCGGTAAAAGAAAAGAACCTGTATACATTATTTATGGGGTCTACAAGATTGTTTATAGTCCTTTCTGCCAACACGTCAAACCCGCCAGGAGAGCCGCCTAGAACCTCATTTCCCGTCACAGGGTATGGGTTGTTCTTAAATGCACGTTTAAATTGCCTTAAAGTATTGTTGTCCATCTCTGGATAAGTCTCCTCTAAAAACTTTACGTAATTATCCTCGTTAACCTCCGCATTACCATCAAGGAATGCTAGCTTAGAAAAATGAAACGTTGATGTGAATGTAGCCTGTCTAAACACCTTAGAGGCATCTTTATTTTCAAGGATACCATCTATAAGTGCAGGTGTATAGTTTAACCTTCGATAAAACATTTCATCCTCAGCTATAGAATTTACAAGTGCTCTCTGAAGGTCTAGCTTCTCGGCACTCATGGTATTACCAAAATCATCCAACATTGGTGTTCCATCTTCTAGCGTGTAAACCTCTCCTAGGTCAATCACACTAATGGCCTCTAATAACTTTTTATAGTAGTCAGTTACAAATATTCTAGCAGCTAACTCTTCGTTAAAGTCAGCAGTAGAGTCTGCGAGCATTTGTTGGTTTTTAGCGCCTTGAGGGCCGTCAGTTAAAAAGGGAAGATATTCATCAATCATCCCGTAAATACCAAACAAATCTTTCTTCCTTGCACTCTTACCAACCTCAACCCAATCTGTCCCTTTAAACTCCTCCACAAAGGCGTTATACGCATCTGTGCCAGACATGTTTCGAGCCTCGTTAGGGTCCATGCCTCTTTTTATTAAGAAAGACTCTACGTCTTGCCTGAATGGCTCTGTAAAGCCTGTACCTGCGTTTTCAAGCAGGAACTGAGCCTTGTCCCTTGGGTCTTCATAGTCAGATGTAATTCCGTTTATTACCTCAAAAGCGTTAGAAAACTCAAGTTCGTTTCTTAGAAGTCCGTATGCTGTTGCTTCATCAAAAAAGGCGTCATCAGACATCCCCCTCACCGCATCCATCAGCTGTGTACCGTCAACCCCAAAAAGAGAAACTAAGTTTAAATAGTCTTCAATCTTTTTACTAGTTTCTTTTAGGGCCCTTTTCTCCTTCCTATCAAAGCCTTCCAAGGCTAACTCTCTAGTAGCATTCTCCTTTAGAATGGATTGTTGAGCCTCAGCAAGCGGAATCTGCTTGTCCATATCTTTTGAGCTCATGAATGTTATAGACCCCTGCGACGGTGTATATGCAATGTAAGAATCCTCCCCATCCATAAGCTCCTCTATCGCAGAAACCTCCTCAGGATTCTCAATTAAGGATTTTGATTCACGACCTTCCATCCCCATATGAGAAACTCTTACTGAAGTAAGTATCTTTTTCTTAGCTCCTTCGTCTAATTTGTTAAAGTCCTCTGATGAAATATATAGCGTCTCTCCTTCGGTTTCCCACGGGGCATCATTAGAAATATCACTAGACACAAAATACTGCATAGCACCTCCAGATACAGCATCAATCCTAGCCCTTTGATTAAAGAAATCAACGCCTGACGTACCTATACCCTCTACAATGTTATTGGCAAGCCTTTGGGCTTTCATTCCATTTTCAAATAGATATTTGCCAGCTAAAAATGTATTTGAACCCAAGCTGTATAACAAAGGGTTACTTGCAACCACTTCATCTGTTTCTGGGTCCCTTGTATAATATTCGCTCGAAACCCTTCCCTCAAAAGACACAGGAACATCATATGAGCGAATCATAGGGCTTACTAGATTGCCCTGAGTAAACCTAGGCTGGTCAGAGCCTGGGTAATATTGAATAAGCGGAGATGTGCCTACCTCGCCATCAAAAAAAGCCGTTGATGGTTCTACTTGGAAATTACCCCCTTCGTCTTGATAGAAGCCAAACCTAGGCATGGGATTATACTGTGTAAGGAGGTTTATTTGAGCTAGATTTTTGTCTAATCCAGTAGTTGCTTGCTCAAAATCCCTTTTGTACCTTTCCTGAAATGAATTGAATGCCGCTAGATTAGGGAATCCCTTGCCATAAAAAATATCATTAAACTCTTGCTCCCTGTTGTTGATGTTTTCATTGAAATGAATCATCTCGGGAGTGTTTATTAGGTCAAAAACGCCCCTAGCAATGCCAAACGCTACCTTGTCCGTATCGACAACCTCTGGTTCTTCATCAAGCCCTGCCTTCCATCTTTGATATGCATTAGCCTTAAGCTGAGTATCCCTGAACCTTGTTATGGACCTTAATCTATCAAGGGCAGGAGAGCCGCTAAATCCTAAAAAAATAGGCCTCGCAGGAGCCTCCCGAGGCTCCTCTTGGGGCTCCTCTTGAGTGGTCTCTACTTGTTGCTCTTCTTGGTTCGACCCCTCCTCTCCTTCCCCAGGAATATTATTTAAGTTGTTTTCTTCAATCATTTCAAGAATTCATTGTAATCTTCCAATATGATGTTGTCTAGCGAGGCCTTGTTACTCCTGTCATCAAATAGTGAGGAAATTGTTTTATTCCCTATTTTGATTGTCCACTCCGCACTTGCCTTATCAAAATTAACCTCAAGCGTTCCACCAAGCTGTTTTGCTAACTGACCATACGCTTGACTCAAGATTTCTTTTCTTTTGGCTTCTATGCTAGCGCTGTCTTTTGATGATTTGTTACTTGAGAACGCAATATCATAACCTAATTCAGAGGGTGTATTCTGATAATCGCTTATTTGTGCCACTGTTCCGCCGTAAGGTTTTATTGAAAACCCATCAATTCCCGTAGGCATGCTGCTGCTCTCTTCCCCACTTTTTTCAGGAGGAATACCCATTATGCTTACAGCGTTGGGCGTCATTTGAGCATTACCGAATCCTCCACTATCGAATTTTTCACCAGCTAAACTTAAATTGCCACTAGCCGCTTGACCTGCTGCCAAAAGCCATTGGCGATATCCTTGAGGAGTATCAATAGGGTATGACTGACCCTGAACAGTCCCTGTAGGAGCACCACTAGAGTTATCAAATCCAAGCTCAAATCCAGCTGCCTGTGCGGCCAACTGAATCGCCCCTTGGTCTCCTGTGGAGTAGGCTATCTCCATTTGTCTGTAGAGCTCTGCTAAATCTTTTTTATCTCTTCCTTCAGGGTCTCTTGGTTCTTGAGTAAACTTAGTTACCTCTTCTGTCTGAACATCTATTGCATCCGACAAAAATGTAACAGCCTTAGCCCTAACATCTTGCCAACCCTTACTATCCATAGCTGGAACGAGATTACCCCCTTGGTTTATGAACACAAGCGCATTGGGGTCGTCAATTTTCGACTCGTCCGTGGTGTACTTATCAAAAATATCTTCTTGAAGATGGTCAGAAGCCAATGATTGTAGCTTGGAGGGGCTGTCAACTATTGAGCTAATAAAGTCTGTTTTCGCAGGCTGATAAGCCTCGTTAAACTTCTCACTAGTTGTGTTTAATCTAATATTCCCCTGAGTTGCCTTCCCTACCTCATCAACAAATCCTGTTACATCAGAAAAGTAGTCATATGCGGTAAACATCTGCTGACTCATATTTATCAGATTACCCATCGTCTGAAGACTGCGTGTCTCATAAGGCATAGTGGGGTCTCCAGTGGTAAATACAACTCCGCCTGTCCCATCTTTACCTATAACCAACTCTGTGTTTCCGAAGTCCATATATCGACCTGTAAGGGTTGTAAGCCACTCATCGCCACGACTCAAGATAGAGCCTCCATCTATTGGGTTCCCTTCTCCATCAACACCCATTCTCATTTGCTCTCGCTTAGTAACAGCCTCATTGTATTGAGTGGTGTAGTTCTTAAAGTTTGTTATTGTGCCCTCTGTGTTCGAGAGGTTTCTCTTAAACTGAGCAACTGAAATCTGTCCACTCTTTAGAAGTTTCTCTTGAGTCAGTAGGTATTGCCTCGCATTGTTGGCGCCCTCAAACATCCAGTTATTGAAGTCAACGTCCATCCCAACGTCTAAGTTGTCCATATTGGCAAGCGTCGTAGATATGTTCTTATCTATCTCTGCCTTTGCCGCCATTCTACGGTCACGCTCTAGATTAATAAAGTCTACGAACTTACCCGTAATCTCTGACCAATCTACTACGTCCTTACTTACATCTCTAGGAGCCCTAGTGAAGAAGTCTTGCTGCTGAAAATCTTGGTTTATTGCCACTATCCTTCGTTTGTTGATGCCTGCGATATAAATCGGTTGTTATACGCCTCTGTTCCATATAGAGGGAAATCTGGCGCTAAAGCATCTGCCGCCCCAAATAATCCCCCCACACCTGCTGCTAGGTTTTGCTGCCTAGATGCTCTTAATCCTTCTGCTCGTTCTCTTAAGAACTGAGATTCGCCACCATATATACCTGCCATCTGCTGTGCCACCTGCTGTTTCTCTTGTATTACAGCCTCATCTCTAGCCTGTATCTGCTTGGCTTGTTCAGCCGCTAATCCAAACTGCTGTGCCGCTACTCCACCTTGAATGGCTTGTGCGGTTGCCTGAGCAGCCCTTGGGCCTGCGGCTTGCGCCGCATCAATTTGCTGCGCTGACGCCACTTGAGTAGCTCTCATCGCCTCGTCAAAGGCTGTGTTGTCGATTCTTAACTCTTCTGATTCGAGCTTGCCAATCTCGGATATGGCCTTGTTCATCATCCTCTTGGATTTCATCTCATCCTGCTGAGCCTGCCTCTTTGCTTTTATTGCTTGGGCAAAATTTACGATTCCCCCTATAACAGCGGACGCAGCACCAATAAAGGGCATTGCCGTCCCTACAGCACCACCAATCTTGCCTAGTAGGCCTAGAGCTTTGCCTGCGCCTCCTAAAGCTTGACCTGCGCCACCACTACCGATGTTGCTTGTAAAACCAGTTAATGCCCCTCCAAATTTTTGATTATAAAGAAGAGGGTTTGTATTTTTTAAATAATCCTGATAGAGATTGCCACTCATCCCAGATTGGGGCGCATTGAAGTTTCCAAATTTGTTAAACCCGTTTGCCATAGAAAAAGTATATTTCACAAATATACTAAAAACTACGGCTTACTCTCCATATAGTCGGCCTCTACAGCGTATACTTCAGCCCTAGATGTTGTGTTTAAACTTAGGTCTATCTCCATAATGTGACCTGTAATACCAGCAGACTCATTCTCACTAGGCCTTGCAGCAACGGATATGTAGTCTCCAGGCGCAGGGGGAGTGGGTGGATTAGGGACTGTTAGGTCAATAAATAACTCTATTGCCACCTTGTCTTTTCTGTTAATTATTTTAGTGATATTACCTACAGCAACCCTGTTTACATATACCAAATCATTAACCCTTATGGATGTATTTATTGGGAATCCTAACTCATATTGAATAACAGTGTTGGATGGTGAGCTTTCAGCAGTGTATCCAATAGATGACATAAGGCCTGTAGGCGTGCCTCCAAAGTAACTTACTGAAGCGGGAGCCGTACCTACACCCTTAAAGAACCTAACGTTATCACCATACCCAACCTCTTTTATATACGCAAAGTGTGCGTTCTCTTTTTTAACAAAGGTCACTGTAGTGCCTGAGTCCATATCAGTCTGTAGGCTAGTGTCAAGGTTAGAAGACGCCTGAACCTCTGCCAAAGCCCTAATGGCCTTAAATACCTTAGATGTTATGGGAGTCCCATTGAAACAAGTCTTTACCCTTGGCGTTACATATGGCAAGATTGATGAGTCTCCATCTATAGACTCTTCCATATAAAATGTAGCTCTCCCGTTTGTGTCTGTATTGTGAATATTTAGGTTGCCATTCTTAAACGAAAAAAAATCGCTATTCATCCCAGTCATATACTCAGGATAGAACGAGTAAAAGGAAACCCATCCGCCCACATTGTCATCCGATGATGTTGGTGTATATGTAACTGTATATGCCATTATAGTTCTGTTAACATGATTAGTAATTCTTCCTGAGGGAACATATCACTCTTACCCTTGTTGGTGTTAGAATGCGATAGAAGGCCCCTGACGTGTCCGTAGTAGGCTTTCTCGTTCCATTCGAAGGCATCAGCACCTTTTTCTTTTATAAGGGCAGGGAGGCCTTCTCTGACATCTATATTATCTCTGTCTGCAATAAACAATATTAGTTTACGCAAAGACTCAATCTGAGCGTCAGAGTATCTATGCCAATTCTTATACCCCTTGAATTCCTTTGACAACTCGACCCTATGTTCTTCGTGAACGGTGTGCCCAGCGTATGTCTTGCCATTCTTTAGGTATCCGAAGTTACACACCTCTATACCTACACTATTTGTATGCATCTCCTGAAATCCGTTCCTTCCTAAATGCCAAGCATATCCCCCATCAGGAATACACTTAACAATCTCACCGTCGTACTTGAACTCATCGTTGAATATAGATGGGCCACCCAAAACAAACTCGGTTGCAATTCTTCCTCTGCTATCTCTCCCCCAATGGTCAACGGTTCGATATGGGTTATGCCATCCTGCTGTGTGGTGAAGGAACAGGTACTCCTTTGGGGTGGGGCCCCTAAAGTACTCACGCTTTGGAAGCGCATGGTAGTTAATAACAATTCCGTGTTGACTGTCTAGTGACTCTTGAATGTCTGTAGTCAGTCCAAACAACTCAGCCCAAGTCTTAGGACCTACTATGCCATCTACTTCTAAATGGCTTTCAACCTGAAACCTCATTACAGCAGACTCTGTTATAGGGCCAAAAATCCCATCAGCCTCAATACCTAGTTCTTTTTGAATAGCCTTTACGTCTTCGCCTTGATGTCCTTTTTTTATTAGCATGCTGCTTTATTTGTTACAACTCCACTTGAGTCGACTGTTAAAACATCTGTTCCAACCTTGTAAAATCCTGAAGAAACTATGCTAGTTCCTGCGGCATCACTATATATTGTATCTCCAACTATAGGTGTCCCTGCCGTTCCTGTTGCATCGTGATAATACGTAGTGGCAGGAGTTCCTGCACAAGCTGTTGTGGAATGCGATGGATGATAAAACCCTGTAAACGAGCCAATGACTTTTGTTATTATACCATTCGCATCTACAGTAATACTAACCATATTTGAAACTCCTGTAGTGTTGAATGTGCCAGCAGAAACTTTTGTAACCCCATTTGCATCTGTAAAAACATAATTATATCTCACAGGTACGCCTCCTGTTCCCCCACTAAACGTGGAGTGGTATACTGTAATAGGACCTGCAATTTGGAATGATGGTAGCGCAGCAGGGCAAGCGACATTTACATTGAACAACTGAGATTTAACCAAGAAAAGGTTAATTAGCAACCTAGATGGCGTCGCAGTTGTCTTAGGAATAACCATCACATATTCAGCCCCTCCAGTCGCAGATGTCACCTCTCCACTATTGACCACTAAGTTTTGCGTGCCTCCTAAGTTATAGTTTGTTCCGTCCCACTCTTTTATTGTGAAAGGTATGGTGGCACTACCCGAAGATGGCAATGGAGCAACAACTCCACTATGAGAGAAAAACTTCTCTACAAATCCATCGAGAGACGATGTATATGAATTGTATGAGCTACTACCCAGGCTAGATATCATCATTCCTGCGTGGTTAGGAGTTGAAGATAAGTTGCCAAAAAAGTCTTGATTAGGTCTTAATCTTACAATAACTGCGCCCGTTGTAGTGTTAAGCTCTACAGGAAACTTATACAGCTCCTGCGCTAGGGATACGCCATCACCCCCCTCGCTAAATGTGCTACAGTCCTCAGCACAAGTGGGGCACGTAACAATGTCTGCCAATGCTCCTGAGTTTACGTAGTAAGCAACTCCATCTCCAAGACTATACAATCCGTCCGAAGCCGATGTAGTCATATTAGGAGTTGTAAACACTCCCGTAACCTTGTTCTTGTCATCTGCATCTATATAATAAATTGATGTTGAAGAACCTGTGCAACATACGTCATAAAGGTCGTCATCGAAAGAAGTTACAGGCGACACCTCATTAAATGTTCCTGTTCTAGTGTTCCTTAAATCCCAAACAAGGTATAAATGGTCTTCCCCAGAAGCTCTAGAAGTTAAGTTAAAATCTCCAAAATACCCATTACCCGCACCTGTTGCTGTTACCGTCGGTATAGTGGTTGCGCTAGACAATATAGTCTGTATATCGGAAGAAGTGTACTGCGTGCTTGAAAGTAGGTGTTTAAAGTCGTGCCTAGTGCTCGTAGTCATATCATCCAAGGTGAATGACTCACTGTTGAAAGCTGCCATTCTTATAGTATCACCAACAGCAGGAATTATTCCATTACCAGGTAGCCCTGCTGTTCCTATAAACTCACTAGCGAAAGCGCCAATGCCTGAGCCACAACTAAACTGCCCACCCTCAGAGGCTATGTACCCTCCCGATTCAATTCTAGACGCATTGTAGTTTACTTGAGAGCCATTATCCTCATCACTTGTAAGCATTATGTAGTATACATTCAGCCTGTCTGCTGATGGACAAGGGGCTGTAACCTTAAAGCTTCCCATAAGTCCAGATGGGTACGCCATGTTTAGATTAAGCCTTGTTGGCTTTGCTGACGTCTTAGTAAATGTGTAAGTAGTATCGGTAGTTATTGGAGAACCACTACCACCCTTAGCAACGCCATTCCACGTAATGGTAGGAGTAACACCAGCGGCAGCAGCCTTTGTTATTTCATATGGGTCTTCTATCGTGAATATGCCAGCACTTAATGATATCTCCGTCTCAGAAGTCACTGCGGCCACGTTAGTTATTTGACCCGTTCTCTTGTTTCTCAACTGACACGCAGTTGTGACTCCGCTAGTTACAAAAGTAGCGTTAGTGTCGATAAGCTTTAATGAATCTGCGGCACTTATAATAGTATAAGGTTGGCCTTGCGTTATGCCTATTTTTGAGGCGAACCCTAATTGTGTATCAGAATCAATAGTGGCAATCGGTACAGCAGTTTGTGTTGAGTCAACTCGGACTACATCTCCCACCACCACTGATGTGGTAAAAGTTTGAGACTCGTCAATAAGCTTATTGGTGGCTCCTGTATCGGTTGCCGTTCCCGTTGACTTTGGGCTTGGATTGCTAGTTACATCGCCATCAGCGACAAAGTCTCTTATGTTTTCAATGTCAACCTCAATCGCTATATCGCCAACAGTATCTCCAACTTCTACCTCAGTGTCAGTTGTGCTACCTCCCTCAGAGATTTCGCTATCAATAAATCTATTTATGATTATGTTGCACGGCTCTACAAAAGTGGGTGCTGGTAAATTACTACCCGTGCTAGATAAGACATACTCCTGAGAGTGCTCGTCATACTCTCCCAAAGTAACCTTGTTTATAGAGCTCTTTAAGGAGTCTCTGAAGTAAGACTTCATACCTACGTTGGACACTATCGCTATCTGGTCGTTCTGACCTCTAGCACCCGTGCCTGAAACCCTAATTACAGCACCCCTTTTGGCATCAGTAAAATAATAGTCATATCCATACTTAGCGAAACTCTCAGCGTTTCTACTAATGCCAAACTCCTCTGGCCTTGGTAGTTGATTCCCTAGGAAGGTGTTTGACTTGGCAAGTAATTCGCTCCCCTCGTCATCTGACAATATGTTTTTAGATACCAATATTCTAGATATCCTATCCTCTTGGAGAGCCAATATATCTTCGCTTCTGTCAGCTAATATCATTATCTCTCCAAAGTTCTTATCAAGGTCTTTGTAGTTTATATCCGCTAGATTAAACTCATTAAGAGAGTTATAGTTCGTCTCATCATTAAAAAAGCCACTATACGTCATTGATGCAAACCTGTCAGCTTCCTTGTATTCTGTATCAACTTCGATAGATGCTCGCTCCCCTAAGAAGAACTTGTGAGAGGCTATCCTGTCTCCTATGCTTAATGACTCTACGCCATTGTAGAATGTGTAGCAATTGTGAAAGTTTAGGTCGCATATAGCGTCTGCGTTAGTGGCGGTGTCTTGGTCCTGAGTGTTCCCCTTATGGACTAGCTTCCCTGCGCCATCAGTAGATACATCAAAGACCTGATTACCTTCATAGTATATCTCTGATGTTATTTCTTCAGGCTGTGTCTCAAATGCATAGAACCCTGAGTTTCTTATAATTTCAACCTTTGCGGTTGTTTTCATTTTCTTATTAGCCCTACATCCATCTGCGCCTGCTTGAGCGAGTAGAACCAATCCCCCAGACGCGTTTATAAACTGAAACTTATGCTTGTTGTTTACTGGCAGGGGGTCACCACTAGAATAAAAAATAGCATTAGATGCGCTTGTTCCCGTATTACCATAGTATCTAACAGGAAGAGTTGCTGCTCCTGAGTCAAACTTGATATCTGCCCAATTTATACCTCCATTGTGCCCGTCAAAAAACTCTTTGAAGTTGGCGTAATCAACTTGAGCCACAAATCTGTCTATTCTAAACTCGTCAACTATCTCTTCGCACCTAGCGGTAGTTCCATCTCTTTTGTGCCTTATCTTTAAAGACACTCTGTCTCCTGCGTTTATTGGGATGTTACCAGAGCCGTCAAAAAGTTTTATTTCTATAGGTGGCTGCTCCATATTTCTCGTTGAGACAGATTCTGGATTTATAGACACAACATCAGTTCCAGCATTTTCCACGCTCATTGAGGCTCCAGGCTTTATAGACATATAAAGACCTTGAAGTGAATTACCTGCATTTCCTGGCAGTAAGCCCTCTCCAAACGCCTCAATATCCAAAACAGTGACCTTTTGAAGCGTGTTTAGTGCTCCCGAAGAGTCCGCCTTAACGGTGAGCACATCGCCAGTCTTCATCTTGTTTTGATTGTCCCCCTCTAGTTTAAAATAACAAGTACCATCAGTGCTATCTACATATACCACATCAGAGAATATAGAATCATAGTCTCCTCCTGAACTTTTCAAAAAGAACTTGTACTTACTAGCCCACGATGGGGGCTTCTGTGTTATAGGAACCCTAGCTCTAACTATATTAACTTCATCACTGCCACTAGCAGGTACATATGTAGTATTGTTTTCTGAAGTGAGCACTGTAGTGGCTCTATTGTGTTCGTCCAAATAGACAATGCCAAGGTCATAGTCTCTGTTGCTATGAAGAGACTTGCTACCATTGGCTCCTTGTGAAGAAAAGAAGTCAAGAGCGGTTATGTCGAAGTATTCGTAATAATCTGTACTATCGTGATTTAGCTTGAACATAGGAAAGCTAAAAGACACCCCTGTGCTTCCAGCAGTGCTAGAAACCTCTATCTGTCTTGTCTCAACTATGGATGGCGAAGGAGGAACTACCTGGACACCTAATGAATCAATGCCATTCCCTACCACTGAAAGATTGCTTCTGCTTCTTGACCTTTCGTAAGCGCACATATATTGGTCCGTAAACGTAGCCCCAGAACAGAAATTATTATTATTTACGGTCTCTGATGTTATAATACTGCGTATGTTGGTCGTACCTGGCTGAGAACTCATATCGCGACCTAAAGCCAATAAAAACTCAGTACTAGAAAATAATTCATGCACGGAGTTATAGTCTGTCGGCAACGTATATGTTATTTCAAACTCAAACTCACCCCCCTCGTCAGGAGTCTGCACATATGTAGACGCAGAGTTGTCTCTAGTAAAAACAAAAACAAGGCTTATTGTATTATTCTGCAACAGGCTAATCCCATTAAAATCTATAGTCACCTTACCATCAACTGACTTAGTGGAGGACGGAGACTCGATATCATATGTTATCGGAAAAAACGTGGTCGGCGCAGACTCTTTAAAAACAGCCGACGTTGTTGTTCTGCGCTCTGAAGTGTATGCTATCTTAACATCATTGCCATCCTCATCGGTCAAGTCCCTTCCATCATTATAGTTTCCATATACAAGCCTATTACCTGATATGGTCTGTGCCTTTGCTTTTAGTGGCACATTATCATATGCCCTAGCCAACTGATTCGATGGCAGCGCAGCATAGGCCTTACTGTTATCAAATACAATTGTTTTGTCAGTATTGTCGGTATAGCCAAGGTCTGCTTTGTCGTATGTTTGAATAACACTTATGGTATTAGTATCGCTTATCTTATAGCACAATTGAATCTTGTCAACGTTACTGGGCCCTGTATTGAAAGTTACCTCAGCAGCGTTAAATCTATTCTGCATCCCTCCATTGTCATAGGAAGAGCGATTAAACTCAAACGCCTTGGCTAGAAAAGCCAACTCACTAAATGAAGACAATGCGCTATACTCTCCGTCTCTGTATCTATATCTATATGCGAATGCAATCAGCTTGTCCTCAATGAAGTTCTCCTCAGCACCTGTATTTACCATATTGATTGATGGCGGAAGTGCGGGTGGCTTTACAATAACGCTGATGTCATCTTCAGTAATATTATCCGAAAACGGACTCCCTGAAGGGAACTGATAGTGCCTTGTTACATTGATTCTTCTAGGAGGATTTAAGTCGTCAGTAAAGAACAACAAGTCTCCAATTCTATTTACTCCCGTAATTAAATATTGAGGATTAAAGTTTAATACGCTAACCGACATGACATGATATACAAGTTGGTCTGTATTCATATTGTAAGACACAATCATATCTACCGCATCGGTAGTCTGTCCATCGGCATTTGTGCCTCCTGGGTCGTAAACAAACCAATATATGGTTTCTTTAGTGTCGTCGGAATAAGCCCCAATACACTTAGCGCCAAATGACAATCTTTCCCCCGCAAACTCTAGTTCGGTTAGCCTCCTGCTTCCTTTTGCATTTTGCACAGCGCCTATATCGTCGTTATTACCAGGGCTATTTACCCTGATATTCATAGCGTCAATATATTCACCTTCGGGTAGGATGCGCTTATCGACGCCCTTATTCATGCGCCCCTTAAGGAAAGACCTAGTTTCTTTCATTATTTAATTATGTTTCCCTGTGCTCTTAAATTCATTAGTAGTCTGCCAGGATGAATATTGCTCATTCTAATCTTGGCGTTTCTAAGTAGTGTAGATTTGTCTCTTTGAGACCTTTTAACCACATACTCCTGAATGCCCACCCTAGAGTTAACTATCATATATTTTATGTAAGCGTAAATATATTCCTCGAACAACTTATTCACACTCACGAGTGAATCATCTCCACCCTCCATGCCATCAGAAATATATTCAACGATGCACGTTTCTCCACCCATTCCTGATGAAAAGTTTATTACGCCACTCTTATTGTCAATCCTAAACGTAGGGTTTGAGTTCGCCGTCTCTGAATTTAGGCCATATCTCGCCCCAATTGGGAAGTCAAAGTAATATCTGTTGTTTATAAGATATCCCTCTTGACCGTGATACTTGCTACCCTCGTTTAAGTATATACTTTTATTTGTTTTGTTTATTCTTCCTACATCTAGTCCAGACTGCTCAGGCTGAATAATATTACCTAACTCATCAAACAATATGCTACAGTCGTTATCCTGAAGATATGCCTTTGCACTATTTATCTGAATATTCTCAGTGAGCGGATATAGGCATCCGTCTTTAAACATAGATATTCTAACCCAATTTACGTAGTCGTTAGGCAATACAAATCTTAAGTTTTCGCAAACATCTAGCTCCAAAGCTTTAATCTCTTTGAATGCATCATAGTTTAGCTCTTGAATGCCACGCTTAGCGTGAAATATAACTTGAGCCCTAGACACATTAGCAAGCATCTTTTCTTGGCCCGTATACATCACCATAAAGTTCTTTACGATGTCCGATAGGGATACATACTGATAAGACCCCCAGTTAGCGTTTTCAGGACTAGCTCCTGCATTTTCATAATATTGATATCCTGTCAAATATGCCATTACTTATCTTGTGTGTCTTCAATTGATGCTTGCCCCACCGTATACTGATAAATTTGCTCGTCTCTGATTGAAACACCAGCCAACTGCAATATTTTATTTACAAGTAGCGGAAGCTCTGATTCAGGTAACTCAAAGTCTTGGTATCCAGCCTCTGAAGGGTTAAATAAACCCTCAGCAAATCCTGTCCACGCAGGGTCAAGTGGTTCTCTAATATATTGTGCAATTACACTACCCTTGTTGGTTATACTATTGGGATACATAATTACGTTGCTCCCTTGCATTAAGCACGATGGGAACATAGTTGTGGGCTTTGTTAAGTTAGACGAGTCAAGAGACCAAATCTTTGATGGGTCTTGAATCTCAATCTCGGCATATTTGCTTGGATTGAATATTTTATATGTCATAGATAATCCGCCCCCTAAATCTTTGAATATGTCTTCTGTAAGACCTAACACGGTATCAGTGACGGATGTTACAAAGGCCGTGTCAAATGTGTATGTGTTTACTACTAAGTCACCAACAGTTGCCGAGGTGGTAAATGTAGCGCCAGTATCAGTAAGCGTGGGAGCCGATGGTGTTGCACTAAAGGCTGTCTGTGTGCCAGAAGCATTTTGCGTGTTGTAGTATACCAACTTATTAAGAAGGTATAGGCCACTAGGTTTATCAAAAACGTGACTACCACTGCTTGCAATATTGCCCAAAGACTTAATCTCTGAGAATATCTCTATAACCTGTCTCTTGCGCTCTGCTAGGTCTCCATACGCCTCATTTGTTGAAGCACTTACCGCAGTAGACTGATTGACAGCAACTCTTTTATTAAGTCTATTTACTTGGTCATTATAGTCATAGAAAAACTCCTTAAACACATCCATCTGAGCATGTCGTGCATAGTTATTGAAATCCTCTGGTGGTATGTATCCGTAGTTGTTTTTATTCGCTATAGCGAGTACAGTTTGACGAACCTCGTTAATCATAACGATAAAGATACAAAATAAAAAAGGGGTCGAAACCGACCCCTAATAAAGTTGAATACAAACTTTCGATTAAGCCATTGCTTCGTTGAAGTCTCTTTGACCGAATGTTACACCCTGAATAGCGTATGGCAATGATACAGCATAAATAGGGTTAGTCCAAGATGTTTCCAAGGCATTGCCGATTTCAGCCACTAGAGCTCTTTGTTGCTCTTTTGTCTTGGCTTCTGTATTGGCAAGGCTTGATGTTACCGTAATAGTGGGAGCCTCAAAAGCAGCAGCATCCAACGCCACATGGTCTAATAAAATGTCAACGTTTTGATTGCCTGTGCGGGCCTTAACAGAAAGAATTTTGTCTACTGCAATTACAGTATCCATGTCATCGTAAGAAAGTTTTATAAACTTTTTCATAGTAAAAAATTGTGTTGTTAAAAAATACTATGCAAATATACTAAGAAACTGCAACTGCTGCCGAACCTCTCTGTATGGCCACAAAATCTTCTGAGCCTGGAGGAATAACAAAGTCTGCCATTACCTTGGTGGCACTAGACTGCAAGTGTGTTTCTATCTGATTGATAAGAGCATCTAGGAAAAGCCCTGCCTTGGTTTCGCTTGGGTCATTGCCTTCAAACACAATGGTCAATAAAGCTCCACCTACATACTGAATCTCAATACCATTGTATACCAGCCCTAGAAGTGGAGAACCTGAAATGTCTACATCTCTAGACCCTCCTATTTGAACTATAGATACAATATCATTACATCTAATAATGTTATCTCTTCGAGTGTCCTTATCGTATATTTGGAACAGTTTGCCTGTAGGTATCGCGAATGTGGACGTTGTGTTTAGTATTAATTCATCAGCATCAGTTACGCTTACTACTTTATCAAGCGCATACGCAGGGCCATTGTTACCACCTGTTGAAATTAAGACAAAGTCTCCTGCTTCAGCTACTGCTGTGAAATCAATAGCTCCAGTTCCTTTTAATTCATTGTTTGTGTTAGGGGCAACACTTGTATCTGCGGCCTTGGCTACAGCTAATGAGTTTATACGTAAATATTTTTCCATGACGCAAATATAAGTAAAATAAAAAAGAGCCCCGAAGGGCTCTCTAAACAATGATTATGAATTATCTATCGAATCAAATATATAAATAAATATTTATTATCCTTCTATTTTCATCAATTGTTTTTCGAGTGCATTCATAATCTCCTCGTCTTTGATAAGTAAGCCAAGTACAATATCCCTTGGGTCTTCACCGTAAGGAACGTTAGTTAGCTTTTTCTTATTGTTTGGGAGGTTGTAGTACACCTCTTTGTTTTTATTTCTAAGAGATAGTAAGCCATTATTAAATAGTCTAGCCACTAAATCTTGAATCTCAATCGTAGAATCTTCCATAGACTCTAAGAATGCTTGAGGGTGTCGCCTAGCAAACATCAACACATCTCTTTTGATTTCAGCTGAAGACATTGAATCTACTCTTAGACCGAGGTGTACCCTAGCCACGGTTTCCATTGTAGAGATATCCATTTGCTTTGCAGCGATAAGGGCATCTACCTCGTAGTTTATAATGTCTAGTTCTTCCTGAGCATCTCTCTCTGTATTAACCTCTTCGAATACCTGGCCATTGCCTGGGTGAAGTTCAAGGAATTTCTGTAATACAGGATTTGTTTCAGGAACATTTAAAAATCCATCTTCAAAAACAACAGGTTCTAATATGGCATTGCCATCCTGTTCATCCTCAAATGGGCTTTTTTGATTTGAAGCGTATCGAAGCGCTCTGTTAGTTTTTCCGTCAAAATGTAGAAGTGGCTTTCTGTGAGTATTTCTAGAAGCCAAGATAAAGCTTAACGGTGCAGCCTTACTCTTTAAAACGTATATTTTATTTTTCATTTGATTTAATTTAAAAAAGGGGGGAGTTGCCTCCCCCCATAAGGTTAAGGAATATTATCCTTTGAAGATAAAGAAGTTGTTAGCCCCCATTACACATACCGCTCTTTCAGAGAGGAAGTGTACCTCCATAGCATCTAAGCTCGTTCCAACACGACCTTCAACCATACCAGCAGAACCAACAATAAACGTTTTGTATCGTCTATTTTCAGTTTCTGATGCACGGTATCTAACGTGTAAGAATGGTCTAGTAGCGTTTTTACCAAGAATTTGGTCGTAAACAGTTGTAGAACCCGCAGGAACTAAAAGTCCGTTGATAGCTCCACCTGTAAGACCACCTCTCATTGTTGGGTCATTCAAGTATTTCCAATCAGTCTTGTAGAAGTCATAACCTCTGCGGAATCCTGAGAATCCAAGGTTTAATGCCATCTCCTCATCGTTGTCGAAAAGACCGTAAGAAGTACCTCCTGCGCCGTAAGAGTTTTGAGCAGCAAGCATATCGTCAATGTCGAAAGAGAATTGTCTGTTTAAAAACAATACGTTCTCCTCGATAGACCCTTGCTTGTCAAGTCTCTGAATAACAGCGTCAAAGTCAGAAAGGGTAGTTGGGTTACCACCACTCCAAACATTTCCTCTGTTTTCTACAGCGTGGAATACACCCTCAGAACCAGCAGTTGTTTTACCAGCAGCAGCATATCCAAGAGCAGTTTCTGCTCCAGAACCGTCAGCAGCAGGCACAGCCTCAATCATTGCAGTCTCCAAGTAGTCTTCGAAGCGAAGTCTTGTTTCGTGCTCTGATTTTAGATACCATAGATATCCTGTTCCTCCGTCTTCAGTGCTGATTTCAATCCATCCGATTTGAGCCATATCAGAACCAGATACAGTGAATTGGTCCTTGATGATGATTGGCTTGTTTTCGAAAATAAGCCCGTCAGATTGTAGAGACTCAGTCATGCCTGATTTTCCTTTTTGGAACTCAGAACCATATACGAAAATCGAAACTTTAGAACCTGCAACGTAAGCCGCCTGAGTAGCTTCGTAGTATGCAACAACAATTGTTCCCGCAGAGTAATTTGGCTCAGCAGTAATAACTGCTTTGTTTGACAATGAAGAGCCAGCAGTGTTGTCTGAAATCATGATTGTCTGCCCTTTTCTAAGCGCTATCTGACCGTCAACGAATCCTAAGCCCGTCAAACTATCACCAATAGTAATAGTCTGAGTTGTCTCACTTCCAGTGTGAGTGCCTAAAGTACAGTCAGTGTACTTAACGTGTAGACGACCCTGTTCAGCCCACTTGATTAAGTCAGAGTTAGTTGGCATCTCTGCACCTACCATTCTTAAAAAAGAAGAGATAGTACGGTTGCCATAACGCTCGAACTCAGCCTCGTAAACGTCTGGTAAATACTGATTCAAAAAGTTGAAGTCAGTTAAATAATTTGATGAGGTTGCGACCCTCTCTGCACTAGGTTGTAAATTAAAACCTGGAGTGCTCGCTAATGAACCTGCCATTTTTTATGTTTTATGTTTTTTTAATACTTTTTATCCTAAGTCCGTTGCCTCGATTTTGGGCGACGCTACGAACGTTGAATCCCCCTTTATTAGAAAACTGTGGAGCTTGCTTAACATCCATGTTGATGTTTTTAGCACGCCTTGCATCATTTTCTATGGCCTCAGAACGCCCCTGTTCATAAAAGAACTTGGCGAACTTTTCGGGATTCATGGCCGCAGCTAAAGCCTTATGGTATCCGCGGGCGTCCTTAATCATGCCATCATCATCTAAGTACCTCGATACGAAGTTGTTTAGACTAGACTGGTCATTCATAATTTGACTCGCTTCGCCAGGTGAGTAAGTATAAGAAGCTTCTCCGATATTAATTTCAAAACCTTTGAAATCATCATTGAAAATATCTTTTGTTTTCTCATTGAAAAACTCTGTTTGGCGCTTTGTACGCTCCTCATAGGTTTTCGCTTGATTAACATACTCTCGGTAAGCTTCCATCTCTTCGCTAGAAATTGCATCTGCCCTTGACTCAAGTGGCGCATTATATTTCTCTCTTTGAGATTCGAAATGCTTTTTAGCTTTAGCTAATTCTCTTTTCTTATCTACTTGCTTTCTTTTAGAATCTTTACTGTTATTATCCTCAGTGTCGAACCTATCAGAAATAAGTATGTCTATGTCTGTATCGTCTAGGTCGGGCTCTACTTCCTTGTAATAAGAAAATAGAATTTGGTCTTCCGTCAAGTCATCCGTACTGCTATTAAGCCTTAAAAAATCCTCCATGGTCCTGCCAGTTTGTTTTTTGTACTCATAGTACGCCTTAACATCCTCTGGCAATTCTTCAGATTGACTTCTCTCGGCGGTTAGCTCATCGAACGATTCGATTTTCTTACCATACCTTTCCGATATATATGAAAGAACGTCTTCGTCACTAAGTGACTTGTCTTCTTGTTTGGGCCCTTCTTGTTGTGTATTAGAGTTTTGTGGTTCAGCTTGAGCCTGCTCGGTCTCGTGCTTAGCCAATAATTCTTTTTCAATTTCTTGTTTAGACTTCTGTTCTCCAGAGTCTAAAGCCCTTACTTTGATTTCCATAGATTAAATTTCGTGTAAAGTTACTACTTTTTTATTTTGGGGCGAATGGGTCTCCTACACCCTCTGCAACTTTGTTAAGGTCTTCAGACTCTTCCATAAAATCAATAGGAGCCCCACCCTTCTTTCTTTGGTCAATTAACCTTGATTGCTGAGTGTTTTGTCTGTCGATTCTTTCATCCTTAGCCTCTTCCTTTTCTTTGTTTCTTTGGTCAAGACTTTGCTCTTTAACCATGGCTATCTGATAATCGTGTTGGAATTGTTGCTGCATTAACTGACTCTTTATTTGAGCCTCGTTTTTAATCTTTTCGATTTGGAACGCCACCTCGGCCTGAAGCTCTCTAAGAGTAACTTGATGCTCCATAGATAACTTTTGCTGAGCGCTTTGAGCTGCCTGCTGTTGAGACTGCATCTGCATCTGCATCTGCATTTGCTGTTGAGCCATTTGCTGCTGTTGCTCAGCCTCTTTATTTTTCGTTCTTTTTATCTTGAGAAGTTGATTCGCAACCTTAGTGTTGTTTATCTCTCTTATGTCAATAGCATCCTCAAGGTTAATGTCATTCTTACTTAACGCCATCTGAATGTTTTGCTCAAGCATTGCTTTTTGCTCCTCATCTGGTGCGACTTGTATGAATACACCAAAGTCACGCATATACAGGTCTTTGATGTCCTCCAACATAGAGACATTATACTTCCCTATCTGCATTGCAAACTCTTCTGCAAACTCATAGTACTCAAGTATGTCTGCTATTCTACAAGATATCGCCTGAGACAATCTCTTTATAATAAACATACTAGACTCCATAATATGTCTAGTGGCAGTGTTTGAATTAGCAGCGGCTAGTTTCTGAACTCCGACTAATGCGTCGGGGTCAGGGCTTGAGCCATCTCTAGCTTCATTCAGACCTGTCACACTTCGAATCATATCTAGGTAGTAATTGTAATTACCTAGCAATGCTTGTAATTTGCTTTGACTGGAATGGCCTGTAATGGGTTGGATAGGTACTCTAGCGTTGTTAAACTCCCCATCTTGAGTGTACGACCTGCCAATAACAGAACCTGTTTGAAAGTATAGCCTTAGTGCATCTTCAGGATTATATGCCGCGCCTGTTCCTAGGTCTACTTCGCTAAGGCCATCCGCATCAATAAATACTCCGTCAGGAGTCATTCGATTCATAACCTGCTGAATCTTTAGGTGTGTAATCTGAATGAGGTCAGCGTATGGAATCATACGTCTAACTAGTGATTCTACATTACCCTTGTACATTCTTGGGGCAACGGCAACATAGTTAGATAAAGCGTGCTGAGATGCGGATGCTGGCCTAACCATGTTTTCCATCATATCCCATCTAAGAACAATATCAGTACCCATAACCATTACGCCATCATACCAAACATCAATAGTCTTTTCGATTACTTCAAACCTTCCCTCCTCTAGCATCTCTGGCGGAGGATTAAACGCAGAGTCCTTTTCTACCATCTTTACAGCACCACCTTCAGATATTTTTTTCTTGTACTTAAATGTGTTGGTTGTCTTGTAGTTGAAGTACAACAAAGTAGCGGTATCTCTGTAAAATGAATCACTCTGATGATACTGCTGAACGTTATAATAATTATTCCAATTTTGACTGTACTTGGATATTTTCTCTAAGTCTTCTTGTTTCAAAGAAGTGTCAATTTTGACAAGCTCAGTGATTGGAACTGTCTTTATCTCTCCCCAATAGAAACAATCGTTAAAATTAGGGTCTTCGGTGTAACTATGAATTACGTTCGCAGGGTCTACATACTTAACGTCAACTCCAGAGCCAGGGTTAAACTCATGCTTTGCAACCGCCATCCCTAACACCGCCAAGTCGTAATCTATACGCTTCCTAGTGTCATCATAATCGTTGTCTTCAAGAATGGTATTAATCGCCGTCTCTTCAGCAATCTCTATCGCAGGCTTGTAATTCAACTGAAGGTGAATGTTTAGCTCATCATCGTTTGCGGGTATCTGCTCAGGTTCTAAGTTAAATGTGTCAACACCAAACTCATCTTTTATCTTTTGAAGAACAGGCTGAGCAATCATATCCGCCTTAACCATCTCTTGATATGCGTTCTTTTCATCGGCAGACATTGCATCCTGCGCTTCTGCTTTTACAGTAAATGGTCTGCTAGACATACCATTAACCACAATGTCAACAAATTTTGGAAGTATAGGTACAGGTGTCCAGTCTAAGTTTAGATAGCTAAGGTCTCCATCTACGGCAAGTTCTTTTTTGTACTTAGCCACCGACTGCTCACCACGAGCATATAGTCTTAGTTTGTGGAAGTTACGATACCTATCGTAATACCTACCATTGTTGCCGTCCCTTCGAAACCATTCATATTGAATTGCTTGACCTATTTTTAATCCATACTCCAAACTAGCCTTCTCCTCGTCTGAGGCAAACTGACTAGGGAAGTACATTGACGGAATGTTTACTTTGACATCTTTCATTTAGTTCAGCAATTCGCTTGTGTTCCCTTTGTTATTATACCTTGCAAAGTTAATCTTTATTTTTGATTGCTTAACCTCAGGTCTGTATAGGTGTCTTTGATTAGCCATTATAGCCAACCCAGAACTAATAGATGCATCATATTTTGTGCGATTATTTATATCAAACTTAGCCCAATCTTCTAACGTAGTTGTAAAAGGCATAGAGCCCATATCGCCAGCCTCCCTATGCTCACCTGTAGTATCTAGTCCTACGTGCTTTTCAATATAAGACTCTATAGCTGCTGCGTGAGACTGCTTTATGTCCTCAGATGAGTTAGGTATGCCGCCTAGCTCTTTCTCGGTCTTAGAGAGCTTGTTAAGGGCCTTGTCGGGCCTATTCATAGAGTATCCCCTGTATCCTCTATTCTTGAAGTGATATAATAGTCTTGGCTTGTTGTTCTCCGCAAGTATTGGCATCCCATAGAATATACATGCCATAAGAACATCCTCGAAGAATATCTCGGCGGTCTGTGGCCTTGCTATGTACTCCAAGAAGAACTCGTTGGATGGCCCTTCGTCCATATGGAACTTAGTGAGCCCATGCAGTGAGCCATTTGAAGAACCTCCACCAACAGTACCTGATATGTCATAGGGGTCACATCCAAAAGAGCCCATATGCTCATTACCTGGTCTTTTCCTTCCGCCCTTCTCCACAATCTTGTTTTGAAGATGTTTAGGTGGAATCCAGGACGCCAAAAATCTACCCCTACTATCAGGACTCCAAACAACCTTGCTATCAGGCCCATCCTTCCAATAAAACTTACCCCTCGTAACATAGTGGTCTCTTATAACCGAGTCGTTGTAGTCTATCTGCTGATATATCTTGGTTAGGTTGAATATGGATGACTTACTCTCATCCCTAAAGGCGTGAGACTCTGTTCTAGGGAACTGACGATAGAACTCGTTCAGGGCATCTGCGTCGTTCTTAAGGGACTTTACCTCGTTATCCCAATATGTGATAGCACCCGTAGATATCATCTCTCCGTCAACACCCTCTAAGGATGTGGTGGGGTTTTCAAACACAGGCCACCCAAACTTATTGATATACCCCTCGAAGTTCCATTCCATTGGAACGAACAAAGAGTACAAGCCACTCTTAGTTTGACCGTTAGGGTTTCTAGTGGAAGGGTCAGAGTCCGTGTATAGTTTCTTAAAGTTATTACCCCCCTTATTTAGTGCGTTACAAGTAGAGCCCATCATACACTTCCCAACGACACGACTACCTAGTCTCAAGCAGGTCTTGGTCACACGCCAGTTGTTTAGAATGTTCTCAGGCTTCTCCCACTTACCACTCTCGTCGTGTACTAGTAGTTTCAGCTTCTCACCATCGTAGCTATTGTCTGCTGTGTTCTTCCAGTCAATAGTCGTATCGAGGCCATCCATATCGTCATCCATAACCTCGTGCATATTCTTCTTTGTAATCTTAGAAGCTGGAACACGAAACGCCAACTCTGTCTTTGGCTTATCCATACCATCCTGTATTGGCTTGAAGAAGAAAGGGTAATTATTGGCTATTGGTACAATCTTATCTACGAATAGTTTCTTAGCATCGCCCCCTGTCTTAGATAACACCCCAAGCCTAGAGTCTTTTGCTAACGTTCCAAGATTAACAGACTCTGATGCCCCCATAAACGAAAACCCTGACCGCCTAATCTTTAGGTAACACATGCCAAAGCACCTCTTATCCGCCTTGCACGCCTCCCAAAATATATAGAATATCCTATTAGCCTCCCTGAAGTCAGGATACCCAACATCAATCTTAGTCCACTGCAAGTACATGTAGTGCGAGCCTGTAAGATAGGTTGGCTTGCCGTGGTTCATATACCAAAACCCATTCTCCCTATTGTCGAACTCCTGCTCTATGTAGTCAACCCACATCGATTTAAAATCGGATAGCATCTCGTTCCATTGGAATATTGACCTTATTCTCTTTAACTGTTTGGGGTATTCCTTACGCTCCCAATATTGCTCGTCCTTTTTGTTGCTTCTTGAGTGCACCTCTTTGGGTGCTTTTGGTAAGCCTATAATTAGGCCATTAATGTTATACACCTCCCCCAACGTGCCGTCACGAGAAATGATTATGATATCATACTTTTCATCATAGCCATATTCCCAGCTTCTCCCCTTGTTCTTTTGCCTTATTACTTGCTTGGGGATACCTGAGTCAACTACTCGATATAAGCTATTTTGACCTTCGTTCAGCAAATCCTCTAGTTGAACTTTTAACCTCGTTAAGTGCCTCCTTCTCAGCTTCGATTCTTGATAGTATCTCGAACGCATCGAATATGGCTAGCTTCTTTGACGCAGCAGCATTCTTTAGCCTGTCGGCAGCAAGCTCGTCATCAGGGTCTGGCTTGATGATATTCTCCTCAGCCACCTTGATGAGTTGCTGCACAGCCTTATAGCCCGCATCAATAATCTTTTTCTTTATCTCTGAAGTGTTTATTGTACTTGTCTTGCCAACTCCAGTCTCCTGTTTTTTCGTATTGCTCATAAATCCATACTGCGTCAGGGCATCTCTGCCATCTATACTTTCCTTTTATTCTTTTCAACTTGCATCCGCACTGAAGCCACTTCTCTACTTTTTCCAATGAATCGTAATGTTTTCAGTGAACATCCTATAAAGCTTTTCTTCGTTTATTCTAAACTCATACTCGCTGTCAGGACTGAATGATATTCTGTCACCAACCCTCAGCCCCA